GGAACAAATTACTTCAACGCCTCGCCCCACGCATTTCAAGCCAATGACCCGACACAATTACATATGTACGGAGCAAACGACTCAGTTAATTGGGCTTCCGGTCCTCTTGAAATATCTGGGTCTGGAGTAATGTTAATTGATTAATAATTTAGAACAATGAGCTTAGAAAAACTCAAAAAAACAAGTTACGAAGTTACGGATAACGGTTTCGTATTCGTCATCACTCAAGAAAATATCGTCGAAGACGGTGCGGTAATTAGTGCTGGTCCAAATCATCGCCGGCCTATTCTACCAGACGCAGATTTAAGCGAGGAAGATGCCAACACAAAAGCAATTTGTGAAGCTGCATTCACTGATGAGGTCAAAGCTGATTACGCACAAAAGAAGGCTGAAGCTGAAGCTCGAGAAGAAGCTGAAAATGCAGTAGTCGAGGAACCAATCGAGGAGCCAGTAGAAGAATCTAACGAGTAGAAAACAATGATCGAAATAAATACAATAGCTACGGCAGAATTAAATGTTTCTAAAGTGGCAGTATCACTAAACTCAGCCCAAGAATTTGGAATGCAATTCAGCGTAGTTGGCTGGGGTAAATTCAAGAACGCAGAAGGAGAAGATGTCTGGGGAACCAACCCACTCGTTTCAACTTTACTGAATGTAACTGGCCCAACTTGGGACGCTTGGGGGTCTGATAAAAGTGACGCTATTTATATTGGCGATTTAGCTCTAGCCCAGCTTGGACTACAGAGAGATCCTGATGCTGTTATCGAAGTTGAAGAAACTCCAGTGGTAGCACCAGCGGAAGAATCTGATGACGCAGAAGAAGCCTCTGATGGTTCTGAGGAAGCAACAGAAGAGGCGGCAGAATAAGCTGCTAGTTTTTCTGGTTTGTTTATTAGATATATTAGTGGGGGGATTTGGGTGAACCTTGATGACTTTAAGGTGCTGGCTAGTGCCACAGTGGGGATAGGAAACTTGATGCTGGAAATAGATCTTATTCTGAAATGCGGAGTGAGCTTGGCCAGTTTGGTTTATATTATTTTGAAGATAAGACAGTTAATAAAAAAAGGATAAAAAGATGTGGAAAAGTAAGACAGTTTGGGCAGCGTTGACTTCCCTTTTGGGGGCAGCGGCGGCAGTGGCAACAGAAGAGGCATCACTAGCTGAGGGACTGCATATCGCAGTAACAGCTATTTTAGCAATCTTCCTTAGACACGGTGTAGCAAAGACACAGGACACAGCAGAGGCAGCCGTTGAAGCAGCTTCTAGCATTACTCCAGCCCCAAAGAAAAAAGCAGCTACAAAGGCTTAAACTATGGGAACCTATTTGACCAAGGGAACAACCTTTACAACTGGTGACTCAGTTACGGCAAGCTCCCTAAATAATTTAGTAGACAATGCCACTGTAACGGCTGGCTCAATAGGTTCAACAGAGTTAGCTACTAACGCTGTAACTGCTGACAAGATCAGCACTGCATCACCTCAACCTGTTACTACAGGAACAATCAGGAACAATGCAGTAGACAATACCAAGCTGGAGGATATGGGGTCCCAGACTGTTAAGGTACGCAGTACCAACAGCACAGGAGATCCTTCCAACTTGGCAATGATAGGGGGAGGAACAAACGGATCTTCCAAGATGCTCGTAGGAACAAGTGACAGTATCAACGCAGTAACAGCAAGCCAGTTCAAACTGGTTAACAGTAGTGATGCAGATGTTACCAACAACACAGCAGCAAAGCTAAGGCTACACACTACATCAGTTTCAGATTGGGATACTGTTGCAGCAGCTACTGACGTACACGATGATAATGACAGGCTACTATTTTATGATGCTGACGGAGTATCTGCTACAGTGGCATCACTTAAACAGATTGCTCCCAAGAAACTTCTGCAAAGTTTACCAGCTACTACAGCAGGCACAGGGGTTGTACAGATAGCTAACGGATCTGATGTAACTGATCCCTTTAATGCTACAACTGTAGAAACAGCTTTCTCACCTACTCAAGCAATCAACTGCCCTATATTTGCAAAGGCTTGGGCAAGTATAAGTAGTTCTTTTGCTTCCACTGCAAGTAGTGGAAGTTTTACACTTGATAACTCTTATAATATCGGAACTGAACAAAGCTCTGGAACGCTGACAAGCTCCACAGCATACAAAATAATTGAATACAAAAGTGGTGATAATTTCACTAATGTAGGAGCATCCTCAAACGCTACAGGTGTACAGTTTACAGCTTCAGGAACAACCCCTACAACTTGGACGAACGGAAGTAGACTTGTTGCTGTTCCAACAGTTGCAAGCCAAGGAATAATTCAGTTTCATTTTTCTGATCCTATGCCTTCAACCAACTACACTGTCCTTGTTAGTAATGCTTTTTGCACTAAATCAGGAGATGAAGGTTGTTGGTCTTATATAGATCCAGCAGCATTAATAAAAACAACAAGTAAATTCCAAGTAACGCTTAGGGAAGTGAGTGACGGATCAGCGTTAACAACTCCAAAAGCTTGTTCAGTATTAGTTTTCGGAACCTAATGACACTTTTACAAATAGCCACATACATCTGCAATCTGGTTGGTAAAACAGACAGTACCAGCGTTACCAGATGCAAGGAGTATGTTAGGCAACATCATCAGTTAATCTATGATTCAGCTCTTTGGCGTGAAAGCCTTGTAGTTGATCGAGTAACAACTGAACCAGACGGAAGGATCATCTACCTTGAATTAACAGACGGAGGAAGTGGTTACACAGCAGCCCCTACTGTTGGATTCACAAGTACAACAGGAAGCTCTGCAGCAGCCACAGCTAAACTGTTTAATGATTCAGTTGGTGAGATTGTTCTTACTAATGCAGGCCAGAACTACGAAGACAATCCTACAGTAACTTTTACAGGTGGATCTGGAGCAGGGGCAGCAGCTACAGCCTACGCTTCAGGATACAGTGATCAGTTGATTTTACCGCAGAACATTTCACAAGTGTTGGCAATAACAGCAGACAATGAAGAACTCATCCCTTCCGAAATCATCACCCAGTTTATGGCAGATCCGTCATCAATTAACGAGAAAGGAACTGCTAATAAGTTTTCTGCTATTTCCTCTGTGGGTATTAATTTTAATCTCGTTAACGGCGATCTTTACTTTGAGGCAGTCGATGCAGCAGATGCTGGGAAGAAGATCGAAGTAGTAGGGAAATTGAAAGGTGATCCTGACAGAATTTATAAGGAAACAATCACCTTGGCAGCAAGTCCTTCAACTAATGTAACTTTTGAAAGTTATTCTGAGATTACATCTTTATCTAAGGAAGAAACTACTGACACTATTATCGTAAAGAACATTACAGGATACGATAAATTCTACTGGAACGCTTGGGAAACCAAGTCTGAGTTTCAGAGAGTCAGATTATACAACAGGCCAGAGTATGATTCTACTGGGCCGATACAGTTGACAATTTTAGGGAAGAAAAAGATTAGGCCACTAACGGCTGACACAGATGCCCCGATGATCAGCGGAATAGATAATGCACTGATCAAGTACGGTACTGCAGATATGCTAAAGAGGCAGAGACAGTACGGAAAAGCACAGTTGGAAACTGGTGAAGGGGATAGACTCCTAGCAGTGGCCAGAGATGCAGAAACAAATCAAACAGCTAAAATTATGAGGATCATCCCAGAGGATCTCTCAGGAGCATATACCCGAAATGATTTTAGTTTCTAAAAATGCCAGTCTATTTCAATGATGCAGTTGACGACACTCTGCTGTACGATCGGCAGGCCAGTTTTATAGGTGGTCAAGTCTCTAATTTCAGGGAGAACCTTTTAAACGAGTCTCAAGCTGAACTGATTAAAGATCTAGCCCCAGAGATTAACGGGGTTCTTAAAACAAGAAGAGGCTTTCACAGGTTTGCAAATCTTCTAGGCAGCACCAGCAACAGCACAAACGTACAAACACTACACTTCTTTGACTCTGACAGCAGAGAAAGAGTGATAGCTGCAGTAAACGGATCTCTCTACGAAATTGAGAGCAACGGAACAGTAACAGCTATAAGTGCAGTGGCTGGATCGATGAGTCCAGCAACTACTCCTGCATATATGTGCCAGATAGCTGATAAAATGTATTGGAGCAGTGATAGTACCAGTAGCAAGATATTTGAATTAAAGTATTCTGGAGGTGCTTGGGTTAAAACTGTGGCAACAGATGCAGCTCCTTTGAATGCTAAATACTTGGTAGCAAACTCAGGAAGAGTTTTTGCATATGACGAAACTAATAATGATATTTATGTTAGCACTATTCTCCCAAATTTAGCTTCTACGAGCACTTTGTTCACTTTAGGGGGAACTACTATAAATCCGTTCAAAGTAGGCACAGGAGCGGAAACTGTGACAGGAATGTACTCTTGGGTAGGAACTAACGTAGTAGTGTTCTGTGAGAACAGTGTTTACTTGGTTGATACCAATCCTTTAACAGCAGCCACAGCTACAGCAGGCAATGCTACAGCTACCTTCACTATTAGGCAGGTTAGCAATAAAAGTGGTTGTGTTAGCCACAGGGCTGCTGCTCAGGTTGGTGAAGATCTCTTCTATTTAAGCAAGGACGGAGTAAGAAGTCTAAAGCGTACAATGGCTGAGGAAATGGTAGCCAGCACTGCAGGAGTGATCAGCTATCCTATTCAAGATTTAATAGATTCAATAAACTGGAGTGCTGCAGTTCAGCAGGCTTCAGCAACTTTCTGGAACGGAATGTTTATGCTATCTGTTCCAATACTTAGCAGCACAGTCAACAACTGCCTCCTGATATACAATGTAAATACCAATAGCTGGGGAGGATACTGGCAAGGGAATGCAGACTATAACGTCAAAGCTATTGATTTTGCAGTGCCAGCCTTCAGTGGTTATGCAGAGAAACTTCTGACACTGGACAAGGTTGGCAATGTAATGGAGCTGAGAGATTACGTCTCTCCAGAGAATGCTGTTTCTACAGATTTTCAAGACAACTTTGACGGAAGCAACTACAGAGATACAGCTTGGCAAGCAGTTACAAGAGGCTTGGCTTTCAATGATCAGCTTAGTCCAAAGAGTGGAGACTTTGTAGAATACGAATTTGATAGAAGTAATGCCAAGGTAGACATTCTCCCAATTCTGGACGGAGATGAAGGGGATAGATTGGTAACAAATTTAGAAACAGGATCAGGCCAGATATTTCTTGGCAGTTCTGGAACTGTTACAATAAATAAAACTGCTGGCTACTCTATAGGAGATTACACCTCTTCGGGTATCATTGTTGATGCCTTACCGATTGCAGTAAGTAACGGGCAGACTTTGTTTTTTGCAAACGGAGGAAGGCTCTCTTTAAGTGCATCAGCAGCAGCTACAGCTACAACAATTTACGGAACACTTTACGATGCTGCACTGGTTGATAATGAAGAGGCAACTGTAGGGACAAGCTCCACTACACTGCCTTTCACTTTACCAGATGCAAAGGTGAGAAGGTTCAGATACAGCCTCACACAGTACGATCCTTTTAGAGAGCTACAGTTTAAGATCCAGCAGAGCACAGGAGACACCACAGGAAATAAATACGTTGCCTTAAGAAGTATTCAAGCAGGGGCATTTATGGACACTATGGAGGCTGATCAATGAGCTACGAGGATAAGGTAGCAGAAGCTGTAAAACTTTGTGCTGGGGGTAATCGGGAAGCACACCTTTACCTAAATATCATCTGCAAGATAGCTAGGTTTATTGATGACTTGTACGATGATAAAGAAAATTGGAAAGGGGTAGATACTTATGACTTAGCCTTCCTTCTCTTGGTAGAGTTGCCAGATAATAGTTTCTTTAATCAGCATAAGCACAACCTCCTTCCTCTGCATTTAGTTTGTTTGAACGCTTGGAAGGATGCCAATAGCTGGGAAGATGCTGGCAAAACTAAACGTACCTACGCTTTAGTGATTAGAGACACTTTAACAGAATTAGGTTTGATGACCGCCTTCCTCACAGGAGGAAAAGATTATCTTGAGAGTATTAGTTTAACAGTGAGAGAACTTTTTATAAAAGAGGAATTTTAAAGATGGGAATGTATTCAGCAGATCCACCGGAGCCACCAGATTACGCAGCAGCGACTACTGAAGGGGTTAAACACGAAGCTGCATTATTAGTATTAAAGAAAAGAATTGAGGCTGCGGCTCGTATGGGCGAGAAGACAACCTACAAAGATCCTATAACAGGAGAAGAGAAGGAAGCAGACTTCACAGGTGTTGGAGACATAGATCAAACTAGGAAAGAATTAGATTTCGCAAAAGAAAGTGCTGACAGCATTGCACAGTCAATGCTTGATATTCGTAAAAAATACGGAACTGAATTTGTTAAGCAATCACTTGAAGAGTTAGAACTATCTGATCCTCAATTCAGAAAAGTTAGAGAGGCTTTAGGAAAAGCAGCTTTGGAAGACGTTGAATCTGGTTATGCACTTGCTCCCGGTATGCGGGAAGAAATCCAACAAGCTGAAAGAGCTGGGCAATATGCTAGAGGTAACGTCTTCGGAGCAGCACCAGCAGCAGCGGAAGCTTTTGGAGTTGGCAATGCAGCTTTCCGTCTAAGGCAACAACGTCTAGCTAATGCAGCCAGTTACTTATCAGGTACAACTCCTGTAGCTCAATTTGGGCAGATTGCAGGAGCACAGCAAGGAGCTGCTCCTTTCCAGCCAATGGGAATCAGGCAAGGCTTAGGACAAGATCCAAATGCTGGAGCTAGATCACTAGGGTTAGCTACAAATACATACAATAATCAGTTTCAGGATTATATGAACCAACAGCAGCAAGGTGCTGATATGTTTGGATCTATTGCAGGGCTAGGTCTGGGAGCTTTCACTGGAGGACTTCTAGGAGGTAAAAAAGGTGCTTTAGGTGTAATAACAGGAAAGGTTTAAAATATTATGTCAATGAGCGGAAAAACATTTTTGGCAGCTTTTCAAGTTGGTTCTAGGCTAGTGCCTGACGAAATAGACAGGAGAATTAGCAGAAAAAAAATCAATCTTGAAAAAGATCTACTTAGAATTAAAAAACAAGTAGAAGGTAAAAAGAAAGAAAGAGAAAAAATAGGAGAAGAAAGTTTCAACACTTTTGAAACAGGATTTAATGCTTTAAATTTAAACAGCACAGATTTTCCTTCCCAATATAAAAACCTTGTTTCTAGCAACGTCACAGGGATGATTATGTCTCCAGTTTCTAAAGCTAAATTTGAGGAAATTGATAAGATGGTGAAAGAAAATGCTATCTATAAATCTTTTGTAGATGCTGAAAACGAAACGGCTGAAGCAATCCAAAACTGGAACAAAAGGAACCCTCTGAAACGCATCACTGATTTAAACAACACTCCTCCAGATATATTAGCTGCAGCAAATGACGCTTATAAAGAAGAGAAAAAGGAAGAAGAAAAAGAAGCTTTAAGAAGTAAGCTTGAAACTGAAGGGGCAGTCAAAACTGAGCTAGAAGATCAAGCTGAATTTAATTTATTTGTTAAAGAAACAGGATCAGACTTCAAGCCAGAAGACTTTAATAAACCTGAAGCTCAGAATGCTATGAGGGTTCACAATCAAATTAAAGAAGTTGAGAAGCTTGTAGCAGAATCAGGAACAGCAGGCATTCCAATACTCAGAAAACTAGCTATCAAGAAAGACGGAACAGGCTACAGCAATCTGGTAGATGTTAAGGCTGCACTTCAAGATGTCATTAATCAGAATAAAAAAAGTGAGAAGCGTTCTGGGAAATCATTATCTCAAGAAGAAGGTAATGCTTTATCCTATTCTGAGAGAATGCGGTTCGATAATCTAATTATGGATCAGGCTGATATTAACGGGGTTAATCCCAGCAAGGAACTGATAGACGGATTTATTGCTGACTACGGTAAGGATAAAGCTTTTAGTATTAGTAACGCATTGCTTGATGAAGGCTTTCAAAGTTTCAAGGTTGCTGCAGATAACTTTATTAGGGCAGTACTTCGTAAAGAGTCAGGTGCTGCGATTGCAGAAACTGAATATATAGGAGCTTTCAAGGACTATATCCCTCTGTTGGGAGATAGCCCTAAAGTTGTACAGCAGAAACGAACCCTCAGACAAGGAATCACTAACACAATGAGGAGGATTTCAGGAATACCTTGGGACGATTCTGAGTTTGTTAATGCTCCGCTTCAGTTTAAGAGCGAAGAGCAGGCTGAGAGGTATTATAATCTAGGCTATATAAATCCGGGAGACACTATTGAAATAGAAAAGCCAAACGGTTTCGAGAGTTTTGTCTACAAACCAAAACCCAAGAAAACACCTTGATCTATGGCAGCGAAAAAAAAGACCTCCACTTTTTTAGATAACCTTGTTCCTGTTACTAAAGAGAAAGAAGAGTTTGAGCTATCACCAGTCCTTGACTCGTTAAAGCAGGCTAGACCAACTCCTTCCACTACATCAGAAAAAAAACCTAAAGCAGATTTCAAGCTTACTCCTGATCTAGTTCCGGTAGGAGAGATTAGATCTTTTTCAGACGATGAGCTTTTCAGAAAAATAGAAAGTGATCTTGAGTACGCCCCTACTGATGCAGAGCTGGATAAGTTTTTAAAATACAAAAAACGAAACCCTAACAGTGCTGTAGATTTTATTAAAGGAGCTTGGGATGCTGGCTGGTCAGTTATTGGAGAACTTGGTGCAGGAGGTAAGGCAATTGCATCAGACCCTATAAAGAGCTTGGACTTTTTCACAGCAGAAGGTTGGGAAAGAAAGGCTGCTAATATATCTGAAGGATTTGCAAGAGCTACTTGGGATCTTGGTGTATTAGGAAGAGAGTTTAATGAAATGTTTGGAAGGCTTAGGGATGACGAGCTAAGGGAAGAGATGCAGGATATGAAGCTGCGACAATCTAATCCTGATTGGAAACCGGACGGATTTATGGGAGGGGAGTCTTATCTTAGCAAAGAGGAAAAGGAAAAGATGAGAACAACTTTTGCAACCAGTTACATCAAAAGCCGCATTAAGGATGATCTGGAGGATATAGCAGACACAACTAACAACTTTCAGGATTCTGAGGATATAATTAAAAAACAATTTAAGAGAAAAGGACTAGCCTATGTTGAGGGAGCAGATAAAAGAGACTACACAACTGCCAACTACATTGACACTATTCTCAGTGATAAAACTAAACAGGATTGGATTAAGGATTTTCCTGATTGGATAAAAGGCAGGGAAAGAGATCGCTGGAGAAAGAGCAGATACCTTCTAAATGTTGCTGAGAGAGCAAGAAGAGGAGATCAAACAATATTAGGGGAGTTCTTTGGAAAAGAGTTTGATGAGAAATTCAGGAAGATAGTAAACCCACAAGTAGCAACTTTAATAAGTTATGCAGGTGGGCCTCCAGAGATAGCAGCAGCAACAGCTACAAGAATCCCAAGGAAAGCTTTAACTGCTGGCAGTTTAGCTACTGATCCTCTTCAAGTTGCCCCAACAGTTTCAGGGAAAATAGCAGAAGGAGCAGGCAAGGCTGCTAAGTACACAGGAGAGAAACTTGAAAAGTTCGGGGAGTACGTTACAGAAACTCCTTCAAGAGCTGCCACTGTTGGGGGATTACTTGGAGCTGCTGCAGCTAGGGATCTTTCATCTATTCCTTACGGAGCTGCTGCTGGAGTAATAGAGCAGAGAGTAGGAGTAATTCCACTAGCAGGAAAAGCACTGCAGAGAACTGGAGAAGCAGCTCAAGCTATAGGTGAAGTAGTTGGCAAACCGGGAGGCACAGAAGGAATTTTAAAAGCAGCCAGCAGAGTAGCCCCAAGTGAAGAGACAGCCAAAAGATTAAATCAGCTTAGTGTCTTGGATCCTGCTATTAATTTAGTTTCAGATTTAAGCAAGGGAGCAGGAGCAGGAGCTTTCACAGGATTAGCTCTTACATTGCCTTCTGAAGATGCTCAGAAAATAGGGGGAGGATTCGGGGGAGGTTTGGCAGGTGGATTTACTGGTGCAGGAGCTACTCGTTTCTTATCGAAAGGGGCATTACTTAAAGCTCAACAGTTAAACGATTGGGAACAGTTCAGGAAGAGGCTTTCACCTAAGCAGATTGAAAGCATTAAAAAGTATGCTCCTGATATTGGGCAAATAGGGCAGGTAATGAACCAGATCAGAATGATCGAGGGAGCTATCACCCCAGAAGGAAGAGGAAACGTAGATTATGATTTTCTTTCTCCTGCAGAATTTGAAAAACGATTTGGAGCAGCTAGAGGAGTTGTAGTATCAGGCAATAGGGTTAAACCTGAGATAATTATTAATACAGGCTGGCAAGGGCCAAATAGTATGTTTCACGAAGCTTGGCACGCTATGAAGAAATTTGCTGGAACCCTTGAAGAGGTAAAGGTTGCAGGAGAAGGAAAACAGGAAGTACCTGTATTGAAGCCTTACCTTGAAAAGGTACAGACTCTTTTATTTGGACAGGAACTAAACGGCAAACAAGTTGTAAAAGGGTTGTTTGATAAAGAAACAATCTTGGGAGACTTTGCTGAACAGTACACCAAAGAAATGACTCCTGAGCAGATTAAAACTTGGGAGCAACAATTTAGCCAAGACCCAGTAACAAAAGAAAAATTTACACCAGAACAAGCAGAACAAAATAAACTGAATTATCTTATGGAAGAGCTGGAGGCTGAAAGCTTCCGGTATCTAATGAGCGGATCAGATCCAAGAGGAATAGCATCAGGTCAAAGAGGTCTTAAACAGTTGTTTATTGATCATATGCTTTTATCTGAGCACAGCAAAACCCTAAGAGGAATGAAGAAGGCACTGTCTTCTGTAGGAATCACTTTTAAAGGATCAGGTCAGCCTTCAGATATATTCTTCCAGAAAGATAAAAAAGGCAGATACAAAGGACTAACAAATAGCCCAGAGCTAAACGCTGCTTTGCGGGATTATGTAAGAGCTTGGGAAGGATTACAGTACAGAACTAGATACATTGATGAAGTTGATCCTTCTGGTTTTCAAATAGGAGGGAAAGGAGTAGCTGGTAGTAAAGTTGTAGAATTTCAATTAAAGAAAGCCGAGAATGATTTTTTAAGAAATCACTTTAGAAGTTCTGATATAATAAAGAAGGACGAAGACGGTGAAGTTTTAAAAATGCCAGACGGCAGTATTAAATTGTTGAACGAAAGACAGATTAGAAAGCTGCAAGAAAATAGAGCAAATTTAATTAAGGAAGCTTTAGAGAATACAGAAGATCCTAACGGAATGATTCCCGAAGTTCACGAAGACGGAGAGGTATCATTTAAAGGAGTTCCTACAGCCAAACAACTGGATGCTATAGATAAGATCCCTAATAATATTCTTACACCTAACCAGAAGCAGATAATCAGGGAAGTCAGCACAATGATGTCAGACGATCCCGGTGCTCCTCTTCAGTTTCTTTATAATGCTGCAATAGGAAAAGGTAAGAGATACAGCAGCAGTTTAAGCAGCAGCCACAGGGTATCTGTTCCTCTTGGATTTCACGCCAGCAAAGCTCAGAACTTTTATTTTACAGCTTTGGATCTTGGAGCTTATCACAACAAGCTGAAAGCTTGGGCTGACGATAGCAAGAAAGCACTCCACAAAGGAGGGCATAAAATAGAGCTGTGGGATAAAGATGTTAAATCTTTTGAAGCAGATCTATTTAAGTATCTGGAAAATCACAAGAACGGTATCAAAGGAGAGACAGGACTAGATCCTGATCCAAAGGTAGCAGAACAGAAGAGAAATGTTTTAAACGACTTCTTCAATATAAACAAAGGAGAAGAAGGAGAAGGCAACTTCAATCCTATTGCTGCAGCCAGAAGAGCAATAGATCCAAAGACAGGCAAGCAGAAGAAGAGAGCTTATCAAAGCTTAGAGAATTTAATTAGATCTTACAGGCTGGACAGAGTTCTGGATGAAGAGTTTGGGAAGTCACTTAGCTACTCACTTGGTAAACGTGTACCAATGAAATCACAGAAAGATTTTTATGAGAAACAGCTAGAGAACTTTATGACTCTGCCAAAAGGAGAAGAGGGTGCATTTAATAAAGCCAAGGAAACTTTTGGTATAACTTGGAATCAACTTGAAGCTGGTTTCATTCTTCCAGACGGGGAGATGTTGGATTTTTCAGGAAGACACGAAGGAGCAGATGAAAGGGATGTAGCTGGTAAGAGGTATTCTGATCACAGAGAGATTTCTCAGACAGGGATAGAGATGACTCAGTTTATTAATTCAGGAGCTGTAAGAATAGATGCTAGGAGCGGGCTTATTGAAATAGGAAAAGAGCCTACCACTTCTCAACTAATCCAGATCAGGAAGATTATTGAGGATAAGAACTCAGAGGTTTACATAGACCTGCAAGATCTTAATAGACGAGATGTGGCTGAACAGGACGCAACAATAGAGCCAGAAGCAGGAACAGATCCAAAGAGAGTAATAGGATTAATAAGGAGGTTCTACGGAGGGGGAGATATATCAAACGCTGTTCGCTTTATGCCAGCCCCTGCAGAAGGATACAAAATAAACAGAACAGATTCCGATATAAAAACTTTTGATAAAAGTGTCAGATCTCAACTGCCTTCTTTTATTGACAGAAATAACAATCCTAAATTTACTGAGAAAGTTGACAGGGAAGGGTATGATAGAAGTTTCCACCTTAATCTTTTAGCTGACAGGGTTTTAAACGAATACTTCAATAATGAACCTGATTTAAGGGTTCATAGTAATGTTGTAAAAGCCCAAGGGGGAGAAAAAGCTGCTCAAGAATATTACAGCACTCAAGCCTTCAAAGATTATCAAGGAATAGGATACAA